AGAATTCATCGCATCTGCTACGTCTTGTGCTGTGAACGTATTTGGAACGTCAACCATGTCCGGAATAGTATCTATTATCGAATCATACAGAGATTCAATAAACCCCTCAAGGCCTGTTTTGAAATTGCTAAAAGTAGCTAATTCATCGTCGCTCAAACCGTACAAATCTTGCCGGGTAAGCATACCTGACATGGACTGCAGGTCATCAAGTTCATCGTCTGTGAAATTATAGATATCATCACGAGTGTAAAAACCCGCTAATGTTTGTAGTCCCTCAAGTTCGTCATCTGAAAAGGCGTACAAATCTTGTCGGGTATAAATCCCAAACATGCTTGTGAGCCCTTCTTTTTCCTCCAATGTCATTCCATATATTTCTTCCATGGTATAAATTCCTGCCATAGACAGGATACGGTCAAGATCATCTGGTGCAAATTCATAAAGTTCGTTAAAGGTGAGCACATTTTTGGCGGAACGCAAAAGGTCTAATTGGTCGTCGGTTAATTGGTAGAGATCATTAACGGTTAATGTTGACTCTATACTACTAATTGTTTCAACCTGATCGTCTGTGAGTCCGTATAGATCTTCCAATGAAAGCACAGATGCTGTTGAATTTATATTTTCCTTTATACTATCTGGCATATTATATAAGTCATTTAGCGTTAGCACGCTATCGGTATTGCCTATAAACGCTTTCTCTTCGTTTGATAATTTGTACAAGTCGCTTAGTGTTAAAGTGGACTCTGTGGAACCGATGGCGTCTATTTGGCTCTGATTGAGAGCATATAATTGATCAAGAGTTAGTATTGATGTGGGATTATTTATTGCGCTGCGCTGATCGTCTGTGAGTCCGTATAGATCTCCTAATGAAAGTACTTGTTTGCCATGCTCAGATTCAAGTGACCCTATAGCCTCAATCTGAGCATCTGTAAGGCCGAAGAAATCGCCAATGCTGAGAATTCTCCCCTCATAGTTGGCCCGATCTGACGCTAAAATTTCCTCGACTTGTACGAGTGTATTATCGATACTATAGAGCGCCGACAAAGATTCAGTATCGATTGTGGCTAAATCATCAATAGAAATGATTTGATCTTTTGCAAGTTCTGTCATAATTTCAAATTCGGATAATTGATCCGCTGCTACGAGTTCTGCTATCTTCATTTTTGAGACTACGGTGTCGTAATCCTGCATGTAATCCGCAAAATTCCCGTTAAAAGCGTCTGAGCTGCTAATAAAATCAGAAGCGGCACCAGCAAGGTTCCCTTGTGCTGTGGCGTCTCCAGCCATGGCCAAATCATATGTGTCATAAAATTTGTCTTTAGCCTGGTTATAAGTGTCTTCTGGCGTTATGCCTGCGCCACTCAGATCATTGAGCCAATCTGTAATAGATTCAGAAAAAGATTCCCATTGTGACTGATTGTCTTTTATTTGCTGAATCGAACTTGAGTATAGTTCCGTCCCTTTTGAGAGAATCGAATTATACTGTTCTGCGGTAATCCCTCCACTCGCAAAAAGTTCATTGAGGCTTTTAAATATCGATCCAAAAGAAATCAATGACGTTGTAAAATTCAGACTGCTATTTTCTGTTGATGAAATGGATTCATTCAGAGTATCAATAGCTAAAGTAATGCCGGGGTAATTATCAGCGGACATACCATTCATTGCCAGGATCATCTTCCCGGACGCCAGGTAAGATTCATCCATAGCGGTGTTCCATGAGTTAATGCCGTCAATAATCGTATTTATATTAGATTCGTTAATGGCATCAATAGATTCCTGCATGATTGCGTTAATTTGGATCAGTGCCGTTGCATATTCTTTAGCAGTCAATAACCCTTTACTGTTATATTCTTCTAGAAGAGTATACCGCTCTTTTTCAAGAACTGCTATTTTTTCAAGATCGGTTAAATCAATTGTATCAAATTCAGCTTGAAGGTTATTCACAAATTCGACACTTAACTGCGCTGTCCGAGCTGCAAGCAACGCTGCAGCAGATTCTGCAGCAGTGCTTGTTGTTGTTGTGTCCAGCACGGGCTCTGGTTCAGGTATAGGCTCTGGCTCAGGTATGGGCTCCGGCTCAGGCACGGGCTCTGGTTCAGGTATAGGCTCTGAGATATAAGAATCCTCTAAACCATAGGGGCTAATATATCCCAAGTTGTACACGCCATTCAGATCCTCATACCAATGCCTCATGAGATCAGCACCAGCATTCACGCCAAAGATTGCCGCCTCGTCCATGATATCCATTATCAATTCCATTGCGGACACGCCGAACTGATCTGCGAAATCTTCAATGTCTTGTGCTGTTGTATTGGTGTCTGACAAGTATCCGACTGCGGACACGCTATGGTCATACCCGACTTTAGCGCCATCATATTTATCTGCAAACATCTGTGCGAAGTCTGAAACCGTTGTGTCCAGTATGGGCTCTGGCTCAGGTATGGGCTCTGGCTCAGGTATAGGCTCTGGCTCAGGTATGGGCTCTGAAATATTAGCAATTATATCATCCACATCCTCTGTGCTGAGAAAATCGAGCGAAGTTAAGATTGTTTGGATATCCATCAAGTAATTCTCTACCATATCGGACATGGACGAAATCACGTCTAATTGAGATTCTGCAACGCTTTTGGCATCTTCGATGGCGTTAATCTGTTCGATATTGTCTTGGTACTCCCGATCTATATCGTACAGTTTAGACTCAAGATCTGTCATGCCAATTGTGGCCAGTTCGTCATTTATATTATCCGTAATATCAGAAAGCATTTTATCGAGCTGTGCGTTATAAAGCATAGAGATTTTAACAAGGTCTTCTTGGTTGGCACCCAACTCAATAGCGGACACGATATTTTCCTTAAATGCCTCTCCCAGATCATGGATATTTTTTTCATAACTCTTTATACCGATGGTGAGCAATTCATAGTCAACGCCTGACATCATGCTTGTTATCGCTTCAACCTGTGCCGCATACATCGTTGCCTCATCCGCAACATCCCTAAAGATATCGGACACCGAAACATCAATGCTTTGAGCAAATGCAATAATTTCATCTTCGGTTGCGGTCAATAAATAATTTACGACCTCCGCGCTATGCTCCACGCTGGTATTGACTCCGTATTTGTCGAAAAAGTTTTGGGAGAAAAGTTCATCTTCTGTGAGTTGTCCAGATGCTATTAATAGGTTATCTATGCCTGTGGTTATTGCCTCAACATTTACAGTCGTCAAGGCGTTTACAGCATCAACCGCTGTGGATACACTCGCCTCCATACCGTCCCAATCAAATTCATCCATAGCACTTGTGACCGAATCAACAAGCATTTCTATGTCCAAAACTCCATCAGTCATCGAATCGGTGACGGCTTCACCGACTTGTGCGTTGAGCCCGGACACATATTCGGTCATGATATTTTCAGATGCAACGCCCGCAATCGTTTGTGCCAGGGATGCGTTGATAGTTTCGGTCATAGCATCGGATAAGCTTGTGCCGTTGGCTGCTGAATTGATTATGCCTGATTGAATTGTATTTGCTGATAAACCGGTGATTGCAGACCCGATTTCTTGCGTCAAGGCAATCTGGAGTTCCGTTAAATCTTCTTGGGTGGCACCGGCTGCCTCCATGGCGGTTATATATGCGTCGTAATTATCTGTTATGGCTTCCAGGGTGGTTATGGTGTTTGATGATGCCATCGACTCTATGGATGTTGTAGCTAATTCGAGCATGCTTGATATTACAGTAAGATTTTCGTATGCCTGTGATAGACTGGTTCCAGATGTTAATTGTTCATTAATTCGGCTTTCAAAATCATCAAGAGCCCCGGCCACAATTTCAAAATTTGCAAACGCATCCATCAAACTCCCACCACTTGTGTTTTGCAAACTTTTGAAGAAATCCATATTAAACGTGTCTGAGCTAAGACCAATAGCATCTAAAAGTGGGTCGTGAAGGTCTGAAAAAATACCATCAGTTATCGCTGAAAGCATCCCCTCAAAATCTCCTTCAAAATCTTCAAAATCTTCCACAGCTTTGAACTCGTTATTTTGCAAAACACTTTTGAGATCCATGGACATGGACTCATCCAGTGCGCTAAAATACTGATCAAAATATGTGAGCGTAGCCTCTGCTATCGCGCGATCCTCATCTCGACCACTAATATCGTCCGGGTCAACCTGGAAGTTGAACAAATTACTTCCATCAAACCCCCCTTGACCTCCTGATTTTACTGTCAAATCGGGGTCTGGGTCGTCACCACCAAAAAGGCCCCCAACTAAACCCCCCAATACAGACCCTATGGCAGTACCAATCCCAGGAAGTAATGCTGTCCCTATAGCCCCGCCTAATCCAGATGTAACCCCCGTATATTCATTTTGGGGTAGCCCTAAAGCGCCGCCAAGCATCGAATACCCAAAGCTTCCCATTGCCCCACCAGCAAGCGCTGTTCCGAAAGACGTCCCTCCGAAACCTTGTGCAGCAGCAGTGCCTGTTGTGCTCCCAGGAGTGACTAACCCTGCGGATGCGCCTGCACCGGTCATAGATGCGCTGGCAGTTCCTGGAATAGTAAACCCCAACCAACTCATGCCAGGAATATTTGATTGCGCCCATCCCAGGGCATTTGACCCGGGCATTGTAAAACTCGAACTACCAGATGTCCCGGCCATAGAAGACATGGAAACGCCATTCCACGAAAGCCCCATAGCTGACCCAATATCCATGGCAATAGGAACCACAATGTTTGTGGCAATGGCTTCTGCTGCCATTTCAATTAGGGCATCTTTCATAATGTCCGTCATCGATTCCCAGGCGTTATCCCAGTCCCTCAACATATCGGCGGTATTTTCTTGAATAGTGTCTGAGAAATCATCGTAGGCTTCTTTTCTTAACTCATTTTGTTCTTCGAGTGCTTCTTTTTCTGCTTCGATGCGGTCTTTATATGCGTCCGTTTCGGCATCAGCTTTTTTATCCAGGTCTTTAAAAAAGTCATCAAGATCTTTTTTTATTAACTTATCTTTTCTCGCGGCTTCTTTATCGGTCAAAACTTTGAGTTGTGCGTCATACCATTCTTGTACTTTTAACTCAGCTTCACCGTTCACTTTAAGTGCTTCTAAGTGCTCATCAAGTTTTGATTTCTGATATTCGAATGAGGACGTAGTTGCTTTTAAATAGTCGTCTTCGAATTTTTCGTGAATCCTAAGCTTTTCTTCGGTTGATTTGCTGGCAGTCCCATAATATTCTTTATCAAGTTTTGCCTTGTCCTTGAGATAAACAGCGTGAAAAACTTTTTGGTTGCCGTAAGATTCTATGGATGCGGCTTCGACATCTTTGAGCGCTTGGAGTTGAAAATCATAAAATTCCTTTGACGGTGCACCTTTTGACCATGCTTCCCCGAGTGCTTTCATTTTTGCTGCGGTCTCTTCGGCTGCGAGTTTCAATTTTGCAAGGTCTGAAAGTTGGGTCTTTGTTCTGCTGTGATCGTTCGGCATCCAACTATCAATATATTCTATAGCCTTGACCCAACTATCAACATACTCATCGATAAAACGGTTTGCGCCAGTTGGATTAAATCCCAACTTAATCTCAATGTCATGGATTGTGTTGTTTGAATCCTCAATCTTTTTTTCTAATTTTTCTATATAATTTTCATATATTTTAACGGAACGATTAAGGCTTTCTGCTTCTACAATGGACAGGTTTACTTTTTGATCTGCAAGTTTACTATCTAATTTGTTCTTGGCTTCTATTATTTTTCTTGATGCTATTTTTAAATCATGCTCTGCTATCGTGATAGCTTCAACCATTTTTTCATATGGGGAAACTATTTTTTCTATCTGCTCTTTTGGAGGAACAACGTCAAACATTGCATCGGTGTTAAAGGTGATCGTGTTTCTACCAAATATTGCCATTTTTGCCATTTTTGCAGAAGTTATCATAAACTTAAGCATGACTTCTATCACACCACCGATGGCCTGCCCAAGCGCCATGAACTCATCTTTATTGTCTATGATAAAATCGGTTGTGTCGCTTATTAATTTTTGTAATTTGTCACCATACAACTCATACAATTCTAAAGCCAGATCGCTAACAGTGCTTTTTAATATGTCAAGATCCACAGCCAGTGTGTCCCGCATCATATCGGCAAGACTCTTTGTGGCACCTTCGTTATTTTCAAGTTCGTGTGTCAGTTCTTTATATTTGTCGATATTATTCATCATGATAACAGCGCCAGTGGACGCGATCAAACCATATTCTTCAACCACTTCGTTGACAGAAAACTGCCGCTTTTTCATTTCGGTTAAAACGTCAATTAACGATGAGTTGACATCCATACCCATTGATTTTGCGGCTTTGCCTGTCCGAATTAATGCCTGCCTTAAACTTGTTCCTGCCTGCTCCGCCTTAATGCCTGAGTTTGCTAAAATTCCCAATAAACCTGCAGTCTTTTCAATTGAATAACCCATATTCGCAGCAACAGGGGCAACATATTTTAGGGATTCACCCAGCATCTCAACGGTGGTATTTGCCCGGATGGTGGTATTTATCAGCGCGTCGTTAAACCGCCCTATCTCTGATGTGGCCATACCAAAAGCTGTGAGCGAATCAGTTACAATGTCCGCTGCCATACCTAATTCCATCTGTGCCGCCGTGGCCAGGTCGAGCAAGCCCGGCAACGCCCTGATTTGATCATTAACACTCATTCCGGTCATAGCCATAAATTTGAGGGCTTCACCACTTTGTTGCGCGGACCATTCGGTTGTTGCTCCTGATTTTCTGGCTGCTTCGGTGAGTTTGTTTAGGTTGTCGGTGAGTTCTTCAACCGTTTTTGCCGATCCGCTGGAAATAGCCTGGACGGTTTTCATGGTGGTTTCAAAAGCCATACCCTGTTCTATTACAGACTTTGCAATCATAAGGCTGGCAGTGGCCACAACCGCACCGAACGCCAGGGCTGCTTCTCCTGCTTTTACAAAACCCGCAGAAGCGGCTTCGTTGGCACGTCTTGACTCGGCCTCCAACTCTCTTGTTCTTGCCATCCGGTCTTTGTGTGCCCGTTCGGCATCTCTTTCTGTGGCTTTTAGTGCGCGTTTTGTTTCGGCTTCAAGCTTTTCGGCCTGTTTTATTTGCTCCTGGTAATAAGTATTATTAATCCGCTCAAGCTTAGCCTTGGCCTGTATCTCTGCTCGGGTAATGTCTTCGGCGGTGGAAAGGGCACTGTTTTTGATAAGTTCGTAGGAGTTGACGACATTGGCACGCATTTTGTCAATATCTTTAGTGGACCTGGTGCCCATTGTCCGCCATGCTTTCTCAATATCAATGGATACCGATTTGCTATCGCCTAAAGCTCTTTCAAGCCCCGCATCATACTTTGACCGGTCAAGGTCGATCTCAGCAAACATTGTGCCTATTTTTGTTCCACCAGCCATGGATTATACCCCTCTCAAAATAAGATTTGCTCTTTTCTTGCTGCGGTTTATGGCTTTCCGGAAAAAACCTTGATACTTATTTCCGTTGGTGCCGTATTCAATTATTTTTCCGTAATATGCTTTTGTTGTGCCGCATATAACCCAGACATTTCTTGATGACATTTCGGACGATGTATTGCCATCAATATCTTCCCAGCTTTTTGTAATTCTGACTGACCGTTGCAACGCTCCTGCATCCCTGGCTGTCCAGTATGCCTGCTTAAATTCTCTTCGCTTTCCCTTTTTGCCGGTTTTATATGTTCTTTTATACATTGGACGGCTTAGAGTACCCACAGGTGTGCTTTTCTTGACTTCGGCTGCCATAGCCTCGCCTACTTCCGTCAGTCGCTTTAAAGCATTACCCATGATATCATGCTCGGCAAGTTTTGGATTCCAGTGTATATTTTTACTCATGGCACATCTCTTTCGAGAAGAACAAATCTTTTAAAAATAGGCGCAAGCTTTTCGAGTTCTGCCTGTTTAGGACGTATCCCCACGTTTATCGAAACGACAGAATTACAACTCATGTGCAGGGTTAATTTAAAACAATCTTCAGGTTCTAAACCAAAAACCCTAACTATTTCTGAGCACACTTCGTGCTTGCCCATTACCGCGTGCTCTGTGTCTGATTTACTGATGTTTTTACTCATCTTTTTTCCTCATTTGCTCCGAAATTATAACCCGCGCACAATGCGTCACTCGTTCAAAAACTGCCATGGGGTCTTTCACTTTCAGTCGGTCAATCATTTCCCATACCGGTATGTGGTTGATATCAATTGGTCCGCCGAATCCCATAATGTATTGCTGCCTGGTGATCATGTAAATTTTTAAAGACTCTTCATTCCCTGGGAGAACAACCACCCGGCAAGTATCACAAGGTGGTTCCTCCTGGGGTGTTCTGGCTCCGTACATGGCCCGACACCCCTTACATTCAGGGGCGTATTCCATTTGCCATTGTACGGATTTTACAAATTTTCGGACAGATCCTCGGCACGTTTAACTGTGTCTTCGCTCATTGTTTTCAGGCACTTACTGATAAACCGGTCAAACATGGGCACCTTCATCATTTTTGTTTTGGTTTCGATGGTACATTCGATGGGTTTCTTTTTTCCATCAAAGAAATTTTCCCAACCTACAATCGCATGATCCCATAGCGCAGCCTGGTATTCCTTGCGCTCTTTCGGCGTTTGATCTTTTGACCATTGTACTCTTTCCATTGCCCTGCTCTTGTCGTTACGAACAAACTTTGATTCCTTTTTGCGCTTCTCAAAATATGACTCGATAAAAGTGTCAATTGGTTTGAGACAAACCCGCCCGGCATTAGGCTCCGGTTCGTCGTAATCAACAGTTCCGTCATCATTTACTTTTGATGTGAAAAAAGAAAACCATGCTCCGTCTTCTGCGCCAAAATCAAATACCGTACCCTCAATTTTTTTATTCATCGTTCTTCCTCCCGAAAATATTATTATTGTTGGGGGCCACTATGACCCCCGGGTCAAAATAATGTTAAATTATGCTACTAAACCGGAACCAGAACCATCTCAGATCCTGACACTTTAGCAGAAAATGAAACCTTACCAAGGCCGTTCTTGTCCATCGTAATGGCGTTTGCTTTGGTTACCAGGAGTTCCCCGGTGGAACCAATTGTCCAATAACTGGTATTGTCAATGTAAAGCCGGAGGGAACCGGATGTCAGGACGGAAGCATTCACACAAGCAGAATTCAAAATGTTTTGCCCTGTGCTGTCTGCTGGATCGTAGTTCCCGTCAAAGGATAGGCTTCCCCCATCCATAAAACCAAACACGTAGGATTTGATGGTGTCACCGAATGCTGTGTCCTCGATTGTTTCCCGAGTAACCCCGTCCATGGACCAAGTGCCCATTCCCGCGATGGTATAAGTGCCCATCGTCACCTTTGCCGCAAAACCTGATTTAGAGGCCATTTGCTTTTTCCTTGTTTTGGGCTTTCGTCATCGCCCTGAATAAATTATACGTCCCCTCCGTGACCTCCATAGTGCTGAGATGGCCACATTTAATGGACGTGTCCACGTGAATCTTTGTTCCCATTTTCCGCAATTCAGAACAAAATCCAAAATCCTCGCCCACTGGCCTCCCGTCCGTTGTGAGTCTGAATTTGAACCATGGCCCTGGCATATCCCGGAAAACTTTCATATCAAACATCAGGCACCCTGTACCGGTGGCGTCTACCTCCACGAGATCGCCATCTTTGTAATCATAATCTATATTTTCATCCTCAAAGGACACCATTCTTTCATATTCGCTCAGCTTCCCCTTATAGAGAAGCGGGTCAAATGGCGGGTATCTCCGGTGAACCAGACACCCTACTACCGGCAGTTTATGTGCAAGTAATTTTGGGATGGTGTCAACTGGATATGTCTGATCCAAATCCATCATAATCAGGTTGCTGGCGCCCATCATCAGTGCCTGTTCCACAATGTGGTTTCTCAGCCCATCCACCGGACCGTTTACCGCCGGAATCAAAGTATAGTCCGGCCTTTCCATCTGGAGCATGGTTAATACCGTAGGAAACGGAACCATGGGGAATGAACAGGGCAGCCCAATTGCTAAGTGAAAATTACTTGGTTTAATCATTTTATACTTCCCTCCCAGGTGTAATAAATTCATGATCAATGATAGAGAAATGTTTTCCAAGAGCCCTTGTCTGGAAAAAATAATCCTCTTTTTCTGGTTCTATTTCTTTCGATTCTGGGTTGTACGCATAATAATTGCCTGTAGCATGAGCATCACAACATAAAATCATAGCTTTTTTGCAACCAAAAAACTTAGCTATCCACAGGGCTACCCCCAGTGAACACTCATTGCTTTCCATCCCCAGTTCCAGGACATCAAAAATAACTCTGTCTTCGTAATTAGGGAAGCAGTAATTTGATGCCCGTTCGTACAAGAGTAAAGTTGCTTTTTTCGGTTTCACCATTCCTGGGCACTCATTGCACTTTATGCCTGCAAACTTACATGGGTCACTATACCACCCCGGGACTGGTTTGTCCCTCCATTCAGGTCCCCGAAGTTCCCCGCCGTCTTTTTGCATGGAATAGACATCGTTTTTTATTTTAAGACTTTCAACCGGAACAATAGCTTGGTTGAGAGTTATGACCGGACCTTCCCCAATATGTGTTTCCTCAATGCTTTGAAGAGATGGTCCTTTACCAACTATCCAAGCCGTTTGCTCTTTGTGTGCACCTTTTAATTCCGACATTCTTTTACTTATTCCAAGGGCCATTATGCTTTCCTCCCGGTATAAGCAACCTGCCATAAAACAGGATCAACAAAATATTCATGGTCAATGGGTAATTTATTCAGTCCGACAAAACCCACTCTGGCCATTATTTCTTTTAAAAGAGCTCCGCTATAGCAATATTTATGGTGTGATTTTTGACAGTATGAATAAATTATTTCGTCATTCAGCTTAATGAGTGCCTGGCTTGTAGGATTTTTCAGATATTTCTTGATGCAATAATCAAAATCAGGGACAGTTATGGTGATTTTTCCACCGGGTATTAAAAGGCTTTTCCAGTATCTCAGAGCCTTTTTGCCATCTTTCAGTGTCATGTGCTCCAGCATGTGCCCGCAGTAAATCTCTGATATTGTCCCTGGGTCATATGGCAGACTCATTGCGTCACATACCATATCCGGCTTTACATTCTCAAACTGATCGATATTGATGAAATTTTTCAACCCGCATGCACCGCACCCCAGGTTCAACCTGATATCTGATTCGACTTGAACATGTTCTTGCCGTTGCCAGAATCCATCTCCCCATTTTTCGGCAAGATGAGTATTGCATTTGTTGCAGGTGTCTTTATAATCCAGAGTTCCGGCCGCCTGCATGTCCTCAAAAGTTTGAGAACCATAATGGTGAATGTAAACGTCCTTAGCTATCCCCACCCTGTGGCCCGCTTTCCTGGCTTTGAAGCAAAAGTCAATTTCTTCGCCGGAACATGGCCACATTGACTCGTCAAACTCTCCGATTTCATTATAAAGAGCCCGGGGAAACATCATGCAGAACCCTATCACGAAATTAACTTCTTGTGTAGCGCCCTGGTGCGACCCAGACCATTCTTTTGCGGCATAGTTTAACCCGGCATTGTCATCGTATGTGGTGGTGATCGCTTTTTGTGCGCCTGCCACATAGTTTGTCATAGGCCCGACAATGGAATATTCGTCAAGGCGTCTCTTAAGCCCATCGGCCCATCCTGGAGTCACAACGGTGTCGTTGTTTAGCAGACAGATTATATCCCCGTGTGATGCCCGGATACCCTGGTTCACTGCTACCGGGAAACCAAGGTTTTCTTTATTTCTGATTGTCAAACATGCCGGGTCCCCGGGTAAAATGCTTACTTGTCCAAATTTTTCGTCGCGCTCTATGGCGGGGAATCCATACGATGTCGTAATTGCCGGATATGACCCGTTATCCACAATGATTAATTCATAATCTTCTGTATTGGCCTTAATTGACTCGATACATTGTTCGGTCATTGAATGTTGATTGTAAATTGGTATAATTATACTTATCATGGGCGTATCATCTCGTATATTGTTCTTATAAAGCACCATGCGACCATCCCACCTATAATTGCTACAGCGAATATTTCTAACCTTGTCATTTTAAGCCTCCCGCTTAATCCTTCTGCATCATAATATTATAATAATCGATATCATGGCAAATCCTCTTCTCTAAAGTCGCCTGGATAACAAAAGTCTATCTCGTACCAGCCTGCCCCCGCATATGCTATGATAACAATTACGGGAAAACTTTTTGGTTCCAATTGACCAGGATCATAAACATCTTTACTTTTTATCTCGGTTTTTCTACGCTCCCAATCGATTTCATTTCTAATCAAATATTTTTCCATAATTTTAAGCCTCCCGCTTAATTCTTCTGCATCATAATATTATAGTCAACGGCATAATGCCATACCCACCCGGTTCCATTGGGATTCTCAAGTTCATCCTGGATCAGCGTTGCCGAATTTCTAAGCATATGGAGCGCTGTGTTCCCGGTGATGGAAAGTTGACACTTATCAAAAACTGCTTTCATTGCTGTGTAGAGATTTTCAACTTCAAGGCTGGAATTATCTGAGGAAAAAATGGAGAACTGAAACAGGCAATCCTCAATATCTTCCTGAAAAGTTCCTTCGTTGTTATCATAAATCATGCTGTAAACAACGTATGGATAGACGGCTCCAGATGGCGCAACGGCCTTGTAAAACCGCCCACCTATAGATGTCCAAAATGCTCCAGACGCGGAGGTGAGGGTATAAATTGCTGTTGATAGGTTTTTCAAGACACCCGCCTCAACTCAATATTCCCGGTAAAAATTTTTGATGCTGCGTTCCCTTTACCATCGGTGTAATGCAATCCATCGGCATTTAATAAGTGCTGCCGATATCTTCCGGTTTCATCGTTGGCCCAAACGACACGGGGAATTTCTTCGCCTGTGTCCTTACTAAAAACAGTATGGGCGATAGCTTCTCTCATTAAGGGCGCATGGCGGATACTTAAAAACATCAGATTACCTCCTTGACCAATATCTCAAGCATTTTATTTTCAGTCCCCGGGTTAATCGGTGGGGATGTAATATTGAAAATCTTGGCTCCGTATTTTACCCTCATTCCCGCGTCAATCCCGGTTCTATATCTGATTCTGATCCGGTGAGTTATGGTGCCTTGTTCTTGCATCCCTTCAATCTGCTGTTTGGCGGACACGGCCCAGATTGCGGCCCATATCGGTGCGGTTGTGGCTGTGCCGGTGATATGATCCACCCAGGTTACGGTTTCGCCTCCCATGCCATCTGAAACGATTTTTTGTTCCTGAATTGAAATAACTTTTTTTAGATCACCGGATTTCATCAATAATTATCCCATAAACGGTAAGGGAACATTAGGTTTTGCACCGTTTCATTAACCTGAAAACTCCCGGTCTCAATTTGCGCTTCCCGGTGTTCGTATAAATCCCCAACGATTAATTTAATGGCTGATTTTAACCCATCTGGCACCGCCACTGCAAGGCCGTATCCACAAACAAACTCAATCACAATGGGGTTGACTGGGTATGGAGTAATGGACGGCCACGAAACCGAGTAGGGGAGGACTACCCGCCCGGGCTCAGAATCTGAGTCAACAAGGTATTGCGTCGTGACCGTCAAAGTGATTTCGTCTCCCGCTGAATCTATTGTTTTTACAGATGTTACGGAGTCAAGGTTTCCAAATGGGATATTGATATAATCATTCCCGGGGAACTGATCCAGATACCCATACCAAGTTTGAGTCACCAGCGCTCGGCCCGTGTATTGTTCAACGTAGGATCTGGCCGCAGTTATCAGGCTGGTCAGAAGGGTGTCCTCTGCTGTCTGGTCTGCATCCATGTGGAGATGTATCTTTATCTCCGCTATGGTCACGGGTTCTTCTGATGGTTGGGTTTTTATTTGGAATCTCATATCACCTCAGATAAAGAATTACGTCTGCTTTTTTTACTGCGCCCATATTGGTCACTGCCAGTGCCAAAACGTCATTTGCCACACACCCCATACTTGCAACCACCGTTGTGGTGGCTGCGTTGCTTAGGTTGGTGCCTTGCCCGGCCAGAATATCATAACCATCCTCGTCATTGATAGCCACATCAAAGGCGTTAGTGGGCTGGTCGGTTCCGGTGTTTGGATCAACAACAAGCCGGAGAACTTCGCCGGTGTAGCTTTCGGCGGTGGTGGCGGTGGCTGAGCCACCGGTGGCGCTGGTGATGGCGAACTTTACTTTTTTCACCCATGATGCGGATTCTTCTTTTTTTACCACTATGGCATCAGCCATGGTTTACCCCCTTATTCCGCAGTTACGGCAAACGGAACCGTCGCTGCCACACCATTCAGGCCTGTCAAGATATTCCCACACGCCAATGCCAAATTAAAATCATACCCGGCTGTGGTGGTGGCAATGTCGGCTGATGTGATCAGGCGGTTATTAACGCAGGAGAACTTATCCGCATCGTCATCAATAGTTAACCCAGTTGCATGAACAATATTACCGTCAATTAATGGGGTCCAGGATGATGTCATACCAGAACCTGCCACAATACCCTTGGCCGCTGTGCCGAGCATCCGGTTGTTTGTGATTCTCGTTCTTCCCGCCTGGCCGGTGCCAAAAGTGAGGTATGAAGTCACGAAAGTTCCGACAAAATCACAGTCGTTGATAACAAGGAAGGGGCTTGCCGTGGCCTGAACCCCGATGGTCATTGTTCCGGCGTTTCCGTCAAGGGTGCAGCTCTGGAGTTGCAGACCGGACGTTTCGCTGGTGAGGGTAAAGACCGGGGTTGCCGTGGCTACGCCGTTAAACTTGATATTGAAAAAACGGGTTCCGTAGGATTCGCCAACAGGGGCATGGTGTCCGACAATGCCGGGCTGGGTGTTGGCATCATAAGATCCAAGGCCGATCACGTCGCACTTTGTGGGGAATTTGACCAGGGTTTCGGTCAAAGTATCACCCATGACAAAAATTCTATTTCTCCTGGCCCACCATCTGTTTGCTGTAAGCGCAATACTGATATCGCTTGCTGCAATGGCCTCGGCAATGGTTTTGTATGGGGAATCAATAGTCCCTGATCCGGTTGTGGATACATTGCCATCAACAAAATAATCTGATGCGCCGGTGGGGTTTGCAAATTGGATGAAAGAACCGGGTTCCATGGCAAGGGTGCCGCCGGATGCTATTACTGTTTTGTCTCCACCTTCTGTTCGGTAGCATTTTGGTTGGTAATAACTCATTTTTTAATTCTCCGTTGGTTGCCCCCGGGAGATCGCTCCCCCGGAGTATTCATTTAAGAAACGGTTTATGCTTCAGCCGGTGAAATCACAAAAGTTCCGGCCTGAATTGATGCGTGTTCAGACACTGGCAGATGTGTAGCGCCATGCAGAATCACAATGGTGTTTCCATAGGCAATATTGGCAATGGCAGAGGTGAGAACAGCTTGAATATATCTCTCTTTAGGATGGTCAATAGTGATCATCAAAAGAGTATTATTCAGGTCGCCATCAGCCGCGCTGGTTGCTGTGGCTGTGGCCCCCGAAAGCGCCGCCATAGCTCCATCTGCATTGGCAGTGCTTTGTTCGATTGTCATGGTGGCCACCCCAGTATCTACTGAGTCTGTAATGGGCACAATAAATGTGGCCCCGGTGTACCCGCTCATGTCAATGATGTCTGTGTTGCTGTCAGTGCTGCTTGCAGCCGTGATTGCTGCCAGGCATTCCCTGACTTCTTCATCTGTTTGAAAATTCATTTTTTTATCTCCCTTATGCCAGCGTTACGCGGGCAAATGCTTCAGCCATTACCGGCTGCCCATCTGATTCCATCCGGCCAATGTACCCAATTTGACCTGTCTCTGCGTAAAGCTCATTCAAAACTTTAATCCGCATATCCAGAGCATCAGCGATCCAGTAAAAGGAAAGATCGCCCAGAATACCCACATACAGACCGGTAGTAAAAGTGTTCGGTGCATATTCGGACATGGAATATGGCAGTTCAAGGATGGTGTCGGTTTTGTCTCCGAGTCCCTGTTTCCAGATATAATCACCGTTACCGTCTTTAAGCTTTCTGATCATTTTTACAGCGTCACGATGAAAAATCCACTCGGCTGTTTTGTGATACTGTGCTTTCAAGGCATATTTGGTATTAATGAGCCCGTCTGCTTTGATAGTAGTGGTGGTATTATCTGCGGAAACGTCCCGGGAGGTGGGAATACCGTTGTCAGACGCGGTAAAAATTCCCAAAGGCTGACTGGAGCCGGTGCCTGTGAGGAATGCTTTCTCGTGTGTGATTGCGAACTTATATTCAAGCCTGCTTCGTACCAACGAGTCTGCTGACTGCAGTGCTTGCCGGAGGAGTTGCTCAGAAACTTTCACTCTTTTTGCGACAGGTCTGGGCTTCAGAGACCGTTTGCCGAAAGACATAGTGGAATCTTCGCTACCTGTCCCGAGTTCGGTTGTCCAGTCGGCATCGTCCGGGTCTGCTTCAAGTGTCGGCACACCAAGCTCTGTGGCCATAGCTACCGGGATAACCGTTGCTTTTTGACGAATGTAGACCATATCGTCCACACCTTTAATCAGCTTGTTGACAAACTGCTCAGGAGCGACAATATACCCGCCTTCAACGTCTGTGCCTGCTGACAGTGCCCGAACTTCCGTGTTTGACAGGGAACTAACACCGTTGACCAGCGCCCGATTAAAAAGACCCATCCGCTCTTCGGTGTTATCTTCTTGTTCGGGGTCTTTTTTGTCAAACAGTGATTCCCGTTCGTCCAATGCGCGAAGACGTTCAACTTTATCGGCATCACGTTTTTCAGCATCCACGATCTGGGTGGTCAGGTCATCAAAATCCACATCAATCTTTTCGTACTTTTCTGTCTCTTCTGCGGTAAAATCCCGTTTTTCGGTGTCCGCAAGGTCAACAAGCTGGCGTTGCTCAGTTACGAGCAAGGCACGGGCTTCCTTCAATTCGTTGGTCTTCATTATTTATGTCTCCATAATGATTAATTTTTCTTTGATAGCCACTTTTCTTGACAGTTGCGGGTCAATCATCGGATCTTCCGCTTGTTCTTCTTGTTCTTCGCCCTCTGAATCATCGGGATTCTCTCGGGTTTTTTCTTTTTCGAGTGCATCAGCTACAATTTTGACCATCTGGTCATGATTTATGGCTTCATCTTGTGATCTGCCCACACCCACGGTGGGATCTGCCGGCACTGATACAAGAGATGCTTCATAAGGCATCCATTTCGTAACCCGATAAGTCCCTTTGTCCTGGTCGTCGGTGGCCTGGATCTGGTAACCGATTGACAAGTTTCTAACAATCCCATTCTTAGTGTCAATCCAGTAATCATTGGCTTCCCGGCGTTCCCCAAATCGCAAGGTTGCTCGGAGTTTCTTGTCAACTATTTTTGGATCTTCAATCAATCCAATGTTGACGCCTCGGTACGTTTCATGGGCTACACAGAGGGGAAGGGGAAACCTTGACAGGTCGATGGCTTCCTTCTCGTGTATCAAAACTTCGTCACCGTCCCACCTATGCACCGGGTGTTCAGATGAGAGTGATACTTCAACTGTCCTTGCCTCTTCATCAACCACGGCACCAATATTGACGGCCCTGGTTAATTTTTCACCAACAATCTTTTTATTCATCGTTCTCTCCTGTCGGGCATCCATGATTTGTTGCCGGTTTTTTCCATGCTTCTTATTTTTTCTTTCAACTGCTGAACCTGTGATTTCAAATATTTAATTTCTTCTTTTAATTTTTTGGTGTCTTCGCTCATTTGATCACCTGGAAACGGTTTTCAAGATCGCTTATCATTTTTTCCGCTTCGTCCTGCGCTTTTGATTCATGCCATCTGTTCATATTATCAAAGAGTGCGTCTGGGTTAGCCGTGTTTAAAACGTAATCAATGGATTCATTTACAAACCGGTGTGAAAAAATCTCCATATAATTCTCAACGTCAAAACGGTGATCGCCGCCCATACATCCAATCGAAAAGGCTTTTATAGTAGTCTCGGTTTTTTGTCTGATCACTTCGGGGAGGTTTTCATAAAAATCATCAAGCCAGTTTTCAAAATTATCAGACTTGATATTTTTCTTAATAGCTGCAACTTCCCGATTTACAACACCCTGGAGTGCATCCACAAATAATGGCAGATATTCTGCTCGTTTGGACGTAAAAGCCGTTTCAGGAGCATCAACCAGTGATTTGAGTATTGATTTTTGTTCTGATTTAACCCCGGCCATATCCAGGGGGATCAAATCAGCACTGATATGGTACTGATCACCAATTTTTCCTATTGAATTTTCGTCTTCAAGCCGCCTGATATCATTAATTGAATAAATACCTAACCGCCGCATCTTGGTGTAAAACTCGGCCCTGGCTGCGTCATCTCCACGCATCAACCCTTTAAGGTTGAATTTGACAAAATATTCGCCCTGGTCTTTTTGTTCGAGTAAAAAAGTGTTGAAAACCGACTCATACCGCTTCACCCTGGGGAGCAGGCTGTAAATTACCAGTTCAATTGACTGAGTTTCAATATTTGAGAATGAACTTTTGGACAAATCCTTTAAAATATGTGGCGGTAAATTCAAAATCCTGGCCACATCAGTGATTTGAAATTGCTTCAAACCAATAAGTTGATTTTCTTCCAGGGAATGTAAAAGTTTTTGTGCTTCCATTCCCTCATCTAAAAGCATCAGCCGGAATGAACTTCCCAAACCTGAATATATATTTCTGAGTTTTGTCTGTAATTTCTTTTGCCCATCCGGTGTCAAAGTTTTTGGGTGCTTAATCACCACGCCCGGGTTTGTCCCCTGTCCAAAAAAGTTGTTCGCAAATTCATCAATGGCAAGGGATAAGCCAAAAGTTTCTTTCATAAGCCCCAGGATAGACACACCACCATATGGGCCTTCGATTTTAAGCATTTTATTCTCTGGCAGATATTTAGCCTGGCCGGTTTTCAATGTTACCCGGTAAAATCTTTCACCCTCATGATCAATAGGCCCCTCGACTCTCCATGTGGGGATGGGGAATAATGCGGACAACTTGCCAGATTCGGTGTATATTTTTTCGCAATAACAAAACCCGGTCAAGAGTTCAAAATTGCAGCATGTCTCTATGAATTTAAATGGGTCTTGATATGGGTTCGGCCTAACGCTGAGAATCTTGTCAACAATATGGCCGGTGGCTATCTCGCTGCCGTTTACTGTTTTCCGGTGGACGTGCAGTGGTAGCGCCGCCTTAGTGGTTGAAATGAAATTGACTCCGGCCCACACTGCAGGTAAGCCCATAACGGTGCTTTCGGTTACTGTGGCCCCGGACTTAGAACTGGATGTTCCGTGAAAATATTCAGTCCAATTGACGGTGCCGCCCGGGTGGATTCTTTTTGATATTTTTTTAGAAAATAGTCCCAAATTAGCCCCGCTTTATTGCAATTGCTTCAAAAAATATCATTGAAATTGAGAAAATGATTGTTATCCCGCCGGTGGTCATCAGTGCCATTGCTGGACCGTATGCCATGAATACGCCTGAGAAAAGGCCCATAATGCCGATAAAAAGCATTATCTCAAATAAGTTTTCTATTATGGCTTTCATATGGCAAACACCTCACAGTTGTCGTCTTCGTATCTGCTGCGCTC